GCCCGTTGCAACCTCTGCTATTACGACAGACGTATTGCCTATTGTGCAGGGTGGCATTACCAAACAGGTCACCAACGCGCTTTTGTTTACTAGCCCTACACTTGTGACACCTGCGCTAGGTACGCCCGCCTCGGGCGTTTTGACCAACTGTACCGGACTGCCTGTTGCTACAGGCGTAGCTGGGCTAGGCGCAAGCGTAGCGGCTTTTCTTGCTACACCATCAAGCGCAAATCTACGCACCGCGTTGACAGATGAAACAGGCACAGGCTCGGCGGTGTTTGCAACGTCACCTACCATTGCTTCACCCACGTTGACCGCCCCTGTTTTAGGCACGGTTGCATCGGGCGTTATTTCAGCTTGTACTAGCACCTCAATGGTATTGACCACGCCAGTTTTGGGTGCTGCTACTGGTACAAGTCTAAACACCACCGGCAACCAAACAATTACCGGCACGGGTAAGCAAGGTTACGCTACAGGCTCGGGCGGCGCGGTCGTTCAAGCTACAAGTAAAGCTACCGGCGTTACGCTAGACAAGTCTAATGGCCAGATCACAATGGTCAACTCAGCGCTTGCGGGAACTACAATTGTTTCGTTTACGCTTACTAACAGCGTAATTGAGGCGGGCGACATTATTGTAATGAACCATATTTCAGGCGGCACGTTGGGTGCATATGCGTTTAACGCATCAACGGCTGCGGGATCAGCATCCATTAACGTCAGCAACTTAACTACCGGCTCACTATCTGAAGCTATTGTGCTTCGTTTTGCGGTTATTAAGGTTGTGAGTGCTTAATGCAAACGCCTATCCTCGGCAGCGCCTATGTTGCTCGCAGCGTAAACGCTGCGGACAGCCGGATGGTGAATTTGTTTCCCGAGATGATCCCCGAGGGCGGGCAAATGCCCGCGTTCCTAAATAGAGCGCCAGGCTTAAAGTTTTTGCAAACAGTTGGCGCAGGCCCGATCCGTGGGTTGTGGGCGCACCAGACTAACGGTTCAGACTTCTACGTTGCATCTGGTCAAGAGTTTTATAAATTAAACAGTTTAACCGGTACGCCTACGCTGTTAGGCACCATTAGCGGTACGGGTCAGGTATCCATTGCGGATAACGGTACGCAGTTGTTTATTGCATGTAACCCTCGGTCGTACATCTACAACGAAGTCACAAACCAGTTTGCTGAAATTACTGATCCTGACTTCCCAGGCGCGGTAACGGTAGGTTACCTTGACGGCTACTTTGTTTTTAACGAACCCAATAGCCAAAAAATTTGGGTAACTCAATTGCTTGACGGCACCCAAGTTGATCCATTATCTTTTGCAAGCGCTGAAGGCTCACCTGACGGCTTGGTGGCGATCAACGTCAACCACCGTGAGGCTTGGCTATTTGGCACGGACTCTGTTGAGGTTTGGTACAACGCAGGTCTGCCGGACTTCCCGCTAACCCGCATCCAAGGCGCGTTTAACGAGTTAGGATGCGCTGCGGCATTCTCTGTTGCCAAGCTAGACAACAGCATATTTTGGCTTGCCCAAGACGCGCGCGGTGAAGGTGTTGTTTATCGGTCACAAGGTTATTCGGGTCAACGCATCAGCACCCACGCAATTGAGTGGCAGATTCAGCAATACCTTAATATGTCCGACGCGGTGGGGTACACCTACCAGCAAGACGGACACGCTTTTTATGTGTTGAACTTTCCCTCTGCTAGTGTCACATGGGTTTACGACGTAGCCACCCAAGGTTGGCACGAACGCGCAGGTTTTTCAAATGGCTTGTTTACCCGCAACCGTGGCAATTGCCAATGCAATTTTGGGGGCAACATTCTTGTTGGCGACTTTGAGAATGGCAACATTTATCAATTAGACTTGGTGCAATATGCCGACCACGACCAACCTCAAAAGTGGTTGCGTTCATGGCGCGCGTTGCCCACCGGTCAAAACAATTTAAAACGCACCTCGCAACACAGTTTGCAATTGACTTGCGAAACAGGTGTGGGGTTAAACCTATACCCTGCGTATGATAGCGAAGATTTAACCACCGAATCAGGCGACGTATTGGTAGCTGAGTTTACACAAGGCTTTTTGGTTACTCAATCTAGTGACCAATTAACTACCGAAAGTGGCGACGGCTTTGAGCCTTTGGTGACTGTTGACGCAACAGAGCCTTACCCTGACGGGTATGCGTTATCGACTACGGCATACCCCGAGGCACCAGGGTACACGCCCCAAATCATGTTGCGCTGGTCTGATGACGGTGGCCACACATGGTCAAACGAGCATTGGGTGTCAATGGGCAGGATTGGCGAGTACGGGAAACGCGCTATTTGGCGTCGTTTAGGCATGACGCAAAAGCTGCGTGACCGTGTCTATGAAGTGTCAGGCACCGATCCGGTTAAGATTGACATTGTGGGCGCTGAACTAATCATCAGCGGTACAAATGCCTAACATTACCCAAATCCCCGCGCCTCGCGTTGCAATCGTTGATGCAAACACAGGGCTAATATCTACGCAATGGTTTAGATATTTCAACAATATCAACACGATTGTAGGCGGCGGCACGGGCGTTACACCTACTACCTCTGGTGGCACAGGTACTGGCGTTGCTCCGGTAAACGGTCAAATTTTAATTGGCAACAACACCGGCGCCTATACGGTTGCGTATTTGACCCCTAGCGCAGGGCTGTTCAGCACTACCGGCAGCGGCTCGCTTACGGTTGGCATATCCAACACTAGCGTGTCGGCAGCGTCGTATGGCTCGGCGTCGGCGGTAGCCACTTACACCGTTAACGCAAGAGGGCAGCTAACTGCTGCCGCAACCGTGCCGATTGCTATTACAAATGCTCAAGTGTCGGGTCTAGGCACAATGTCTACCCAGAATGCAAATGCCGTGGTTATTACAGGCGGTTCAATTACTGGTACAGATTTAAACACCCAAGCCGATAGCAACACCGTTTTAGCGTGGATAGGATTGTAATGGCGTACTCAACGATAACCCCCGTCAAGCTAGGGCAAGCCGCAATTACTACCGGCGCCACGACCTTGTACACCACCCCTGCGTCCACACGCACGATGGTCAAAGAAATAGACGTGGTCAATACTACGGCAGCGTCTGCCACGTTTGACGTGTACTTAGTGCCCGTGGCTGGCACGGCGGGTACGGACAATGCAATGTTCTACCAACAGCCGTTAAACGCAAAAGAAACGCTGCAATGGAATGGTCTTCAGGTTATGAACGCCGGTGAAACAATCCAAATCAGAGCTTCGGTGACCGGCATGACCATTACGGCAAGCGGCGCGGAGGCGGTGTGAAGGTAACTTACAATTTACCAGCGTTCGGTATGCGCCAAAAGGTGCAAACGTTGCAAAACGTTATCTCTCAATTGCCCCAATACGAACCCGAAACTACACACACGTTTCACGCGGGAATGTACTGCCGCGAGGTGTGGCGACCAGCGGGCGTAATCATTGTCGGTAAAGTTCACAAAAAAGAGCATTTCTATTTGATCGTGTCGGGAACTGTAGCTATTACCACAGACGAAGGGGTAAAATCTGTGACAGGCCCTACATTGTTGTGCAGTAAGCCTGGCACTAAACGCGCCGTCTATGCAGAAACAGATGCGCTTTGCATGACATTTCATGTGGTTGACGCCAAGACAATTGAAGACGCAGAGCAAGAATTAGTTGAAGAGGATGACTCGAGTATGTTTACCCTTGGAAACAAACTTAAAAATGAGGTATTAGCATGACATTCGTAGCCGCAAGTGTTATTTCTGCGAGCGCAGCTTTGGGCGGGGCGTATATGTCTTCGCAAGCCGCTAAATCTGCCGCCGGTAAACAAGTTAAGGCCTCGCAACAAGCTATTGCGCAACAGTACCAAGCCGCCGAATCTGCTATTAGAACGCAGCAGCAAGTGCTGGACGCTCAAGTTCGTAACGCGGGCAATGTCCAAACAGCGCAGACGCAACAACTGCAAGACGTTCTTAACCAACAATTAGCCATTGCACAACAAACGCGCGACGCTCAATTGGCGGTTGCCGCACAGA